CCTGAACTGATTGAGCGATATGAAGCTTTACAGAAGGCGAAGATTGACTCTAAGTTGTCGATTAATGATCAATTCGACACCTGTGAGTCTCTAAGCTTTAGCGTCAATGCCCAGTTAGCAGGAACGTCGAGTACCGGATGGTCCGACGCCGTATCCCTTCTCCAAAACTCTCGTGACTTGAAAGAGAGAATGGTGAAGATCAAGCCCCTTGAAGAGGATGTGCTTGATAAATGCGACGTGTGGGAAGCCAAGGCCTGTTCTGCCTTGTTCGGTGCTTTTCTGTTCTTGATGGGAGTTCGGTCCAAGCTCTTGGACACAGAGTTCCGTAAATCGGACTTTGACTCGTACATGGAACATAAGTTCGGGTCATTGGACACACCACCTGGCGACCTATCGAAAGATGAGGCGCAGAAAATTTTCTCGCAGTACTTAGTGAGAAAAGTGTGGGTCCCTAGTCCATGGCGGAAGCTACTGAAAGCCAGCAATGACTTCTATGCGAGGGTGGTTACAAACCCTTTAAAGACAGCAGAACCAAATTTAGAGGCACTGTCTATAGCGCGAAGAATCTTGGCGACACTACTACACAACGAGGATCCTACGGAGGAGCGATCTCGTCAGTACGTGCCAGATGCGGCTTGCTTGGAGCGAGGCAGGGGGGAGGGAGGCAAGAGGTTCTCCCAATTTTTCGCCGTTGATGGTGAGGTTGGATCAACGCACGTCATCGCCTGTCCTTTACTGACTGGCGGGAAGATACGAGTCGTCACAATAGACTCCGTAAGCAACACCAAGTATATCTGGATCAATAAATTCTTGGGTAGATGCTTCCGAAAACTCCCGTGTTCGGTTTTCGGTGGTGACGTTGAGGAGTGGTTCAACCGGGTTGGTGGGCTAAAGCACAGCTCTGACGACTCTATGTTTGTTTCGGGCGACCTCGAGGCGGCTACAGACAATTTTGATGGCCGTATTACAGATGTCTTGATCGATGACTTCTGTGAGCACTTCGAGGGTATATTGGACGGTGAAGACGCACAAACTTTAAAAGCGTTCACCACGAGAGCCACGTTCAAGGTTTCTCAGTTCAAGTACCTTAAACAGACTAGGGGGCAGTTGATGGGTAGTGTGATATCTTTCCCTTTCTTATGCATCCTATCCCTTACTGCGTTCTTGTTCACTAAACGCAAGTCTGGATGGGTTGACAAGTTTTTGTCGTGCGATGTAAGCACTGCAAAAAAAATGCTAAAGAGAGTGAAGGATGTGGGCATCAACGGCGATGATGTTGCATTTTCCGGCAACAAGGCGGCTCAGCAATCATGGATGGAAGGAGTGACTGCTATCGGAGGTATTGTCTCTAGGGGTAAAACCCTTGTCAATAGAGACTACTTCACGATAAACTCCGAGCTTTGGTCCTCTCACAGTAAGGTAAACTGTTTGAGGCCGAGCCTGCTCACGGCTCTGACGGGTGACAATAAGTTCTTTATATCGCCCGCACGTGAGTGGAAGGAGTTCCGTAGAGCAAACTCCCTCTATCCGGTTTCCGCGGAGAGGATTTGGAATCTCGTCGAACGACTGAACCTTGATATCCCTAGAACGATGGGAGGTCTTGGGTTAGTCCAACGTTTCGACGGAGACCGGATGTTTTCTGCCTTTGTGGAGTGTCGAGTAAAGCAGATGACTCGTGGGGTGAGACTAGCGACTGACGAGGAAATGAGTCGTCGCGCCGATCTCAAGGGACTCGAAGAGGACCTCGGTCGGAAATACCCTGCGTGGATTTCGCCTGAAAAGGCAAAGGCATTTGC